TTGATAGGTTCGCAGAATTTTCCGTGGGGGTCGAATATGGATGCGGGGTTGCCTGCTCCCACCACATAGAGTTCTTGTGCGCCCTTAAATCCCCAGATTGCTTCGTTAATCACAGAAGCCGAACAGTCCTGTAACTCGTCTATAATCAACACAATACGACGATTCTTCTTACCCTGAAGTCGTTTTTGGGCGTCATCTTTGTATTCGTCACCAGCCGCCAAAAGCATGATGGAGGAGGCATCGCTCACCCCTGTTAGGGGATCGATAATGGCTCCCTCTTCTTCGGATAGCTTGATGATATCCATGGATTCGATGAGTCGGCCTGATGCGATTCCGAGGTTTCGGGCTTCGCGATACATCTTGACCAGTGCCGCCCAGATACGCTGCTTGGCGTCGATCTTGCTTGTAGAGACCACAATGCACATCGTATTGATCGGGTCGCAGAACCAGTTGACCAATGCAAACGCCGCCATGCCGTAGGACTTTCCTGAGTCGGTGCCCCCAGCCAGCCCCGTGACGCTACGCATAAACTTGTTGCCAGAGGCCTCGTCTTCTTCGTGGACTGAAGCGCAGAAGGCTTGGGCGGCTAACTCCGCCCATTTATGCCACTGGAAGGTGGGCCAGATGGCTGAGACGATATTTCGGTAGTGGCGGGCTTTGCCGAGCCCCCCCTCTTCAGGTGTTAACCCCATAAGAAAAGCATCCATTTCGATACGCAGAGGTGTAATCGCCTGCCCATCCTTGGATAGCCATAACCGCCCGTATTTTTCTATCCCCTGATCTTCTGTTGCCATCTGAGAAATTTCTACTAAACTAATCGGGATGGCTGGACAGCGCAAGAACAAGATCGACTGGGACTTACCAGAAAACCGAATCAAAAAACAAAATGCCTTCCGACTTTATGTCGCGGGCCGAGGGACCAAGGCAATTATGACCGAGCTTGGTTTTACCTCCCCTCCCCAGCTATCGAAGTTTGTCCATAGCGAGAAGTGGGAAAAGCATGCCGAAATCTGGCGGTCTAGCCCCGAACAAGAAAACCTCTATCCTTGGGAGGTGGAGCGCCCCAATCAACTGGTTCCCGCTCCGCCAAAGATGGAGGAGATGGAAAAAGAAAAGCGGATGCAATGCATCAAGGCATTTTCGCTATTCTGCTCTGGGCGCAACGTTCCTGATATTGCTTCGGAAATCGGGGTTAGCGTGTCCACAATCAATCTTTGGAAGGAAACTCAACGCTGGGTGGCATGCCGAGAAAGGCTGGCCAACGACCAAAACCCCGCACCTTGGGAGGATTCTGATGTTCCCACCCTGCTCTCCGATATCACGGCCTCCATTGAGACCATGAAGAAATCTATTAAGTTTTTGACTGGTAAAGTGTTGGTTAAGGCTGCCGATGCCGCGCAAGACCTAGATGGCATGGAGGCTCTGGGCATGATGCGAAATATCAAGCAACTGGCCGAAGCCGCATCTATCAACTTTAGCGAAGGCAACAACCAGCAAAACGCGGTTCAGATCAATATCGCCACCAAACTGGAATCGTTGAAGATCCCAGACAACAACACCTACGAGGCCGAATTGGTAGTCAATGAGTAGTCTTAGATTCTGTTATCCCCGCAAAACTGACGTTCCTCCACAGGGCTGGTGGATTAAGTGCCCCGTGACGGGAGAGGCTATCCATGGTGGGGACTTTGGGGACATGGTTAAGAACTGCGAGAAGAAGATTTTGGAGCGGGGTTTGGTGCCTCCCACCGATCTCATTTCCCAAATAGAGAATGCCCTTTGTGAGCGTTTGGCGGGGTCTAGCAACTGTGTTCCTTGTTCTAGCGTTAAGCAGACCTTGGGCTTCGGAGAAATTGTCCGCTGGGTCAGGGCAATGTATAACTTTGCCACCCAATCTAAATTTCAATTGGTAGATCAAGAGGAGGCAGAGCGTAGAGCCAAAATCTGTGCGGCATGTCCGCATCAAATTTCCACCTCTGGATGTTGGGGGTGCAAGGGAATTGCAGGAATGCTTCCAGCCATCGCGGGAGCCCGAAAGACCAGCTATGACAACCAGCTAAAGGCTTGTGGGGTCTGTGGGTGCTTCAATGCCGTGAGTGTTCATCTGCCTCTGGATGTTCAGCAAGACGCCCATCTCAGCTTTCCCGACCATTGCTGGAAGAAATCTCAAAGCGAGTAATCGCCTTGTTAAAGCTCATCGGAGCAATGCCAGTAGCTCCCTCGCGGTTCTTGGCCACAATGAATTCGACTGTCGGCATTTGAGAATGGTTCTTGGCGTCCTCCTCATCACAATGGAGGATTACCACCATATCACTATCCTGTTCGATAGCACCAGACCCCTTGAGGTCTGAGAGACTTGGTCTGCCTCCGCGTTTTTCGGGATCGCGATTCAACTGGGCTAGTACCAAAACTGGTACGCGCAACGTCTTGGCCAGTTCCTTAATGCCACCACTGATCTCTTCGACTTCGTTAACGCGGTTGTCCTTGCTTCGCTTGCTGTCCCCGCGCAACAACTGGAGGTAGTCGATAATGATCAAATCCAACGGTTCCTTCTGGTGGGCGCGGCGAGCCACGGCCTTGATGTAACCGATAGACTTACCAGAAGTGTCGTCGCAAAGAATGTGGCTATCGCGCACTTCGGCGTAGGCGTTTGATAAGCTCTCGCGCTGAAACTTCGTAATGGACTGAGCGAGAATGTCGGCTGCTCGCACGCGAGCCCGACTCCGAATCATTCTCTCCATCAGACTGACACTGGTCATCTCAAGTGAGAAAATAAGGACTCGCTTCTGGGCATCCAAGGCAACATGCTCGGCAATCTGCATAGCAGCACTGGTCTTGCCGACTGCGGGTCTGGCCGCGAGAACAATCATGTCTCCTCCTCGCATGCCGAACATTAGGAGATCGTCCACTGGTACCAAGCCTGTGCGTATGCCAATCTTGGGCTCACCGCGCATTGTGGATTCGATGTTGTCTAGGGCGCGGTCTACTACGCTCTTAATCGACAGTTTCTCGGTGTTGTCGATCAGGTAGTCAGCCCGCATAATGCTGGTCTCCGACCAGTTCTTGAGTTCTTCCAGCTTTAGCTCGCGGTCACGGGCCTTGTGGACAATATCACCGCCCAACATCTCAAGGGAACGGCGATAGCGAGCTTCCTCAAGCTGGGGGAAATAGCGCCTCCAATTGTGGGAGGACTGGCAATAGGAGGCTATGTCTGCAAGAGTCTTGTCTCCCCCAGCATCTTCTAAGGTTGCGTTGCCATCCAGATCACTCTTGATGGAGATGTAGTCGGCATGGATGGATTTACCAACCACACGAAGGAACGACTGGAATATCAGCTTATGCTCGTAGAGATGGAAGTGATCCTCTCTGAGGGTGGATAGCATCTCTCTTTGCTCATCAAGTTGTGCGTGGAGGAAACAGGAAAGAACGGCGCTTTCCGACGATTGGTCGAAGATGGATTCGTTGTTCACGAAGGGTTAGACAACACCTTGGGCTTTTCGTTCAGCCTTTCTTGCGAGAATCGCCTTCATGGCCTCGCTGCGGCGTTGGCGTTCCTCTGAAGAAAGCATGCGTTTTTTCTTCTTTTTAGGCGGATCTTGTTTGATTGCCCGCATTTTTTTTTCCCTTGTGGTTATACCTACAGCCTCGCACAAGACTTGGATGGGATATGGGGCGTAATTCGCCTCTTCTGATGTTTTGTTGCAAACCGTAGTACCTTGCAAACAAGTGTCTACATTTTGTGTCACTTCCTGCAATGATATGTCGGGTTCCCGAACGGGTATATGAACAATCTCAATTTCGTCTCCTACAGAGACATTGGAAAAAGCCTGTTCCTGATCGGGTATACTTTCTAATCCCATGGAATTCGATGGGATATCTAATCCCGTGGAATCTGACGGCATTACAGGTTTATCTTCGGGCATTGGAAATCCCGCAATAGCCATCTTGTGGAGAGATCCGTCTTTGCATCCGTGGATAACCACAGCTTTACTGGAGATAACTCTATCGGGACAGGTGACTCCTTGAATGGCTTGGGATTCGGGGTCTTCGGCAAAGAAGACAATCTTCCCATCCTTCCATTGGTAGTTCACACTCCTCCAGTAGGTTCGCATGAGAGGGCAGTCCCGACCAATGGCCATGAAGTTCCAGCGACAACGAACGTCCCAAGGCTCTGGAATAGATCCAGCAGAGCGGTAGGCCAAATTGTAGTTGTCGAGGCTTCGGGCCGATGGGCAGAAGTCCAAGAAATTGGGTGGATAGATGGCACTACCCACAATCATTTTGTAGATATTCTTCCCATTGGTGGCCATGCCCCCTTCGTATTGGTGGCCAAGGATGGCGGGTTCTTTGCGGAATTCGGCCTCAAGGTCATCAGCCCAGCCTTGTTTCATGGGGACACAATCGGGCTCCCAGAACATCCAAGGCTCGTTGACGGAGTAGCATTGTGCCGCCGCATCACTGAACATCTGGTTGGGGCCAAGAGGCCAACCATTGAACCCGTCTTGGGCGATGATTCTGCCGACTTCGGGAAAGCTTTTCTTCAACTCTTCGATAATATCGAATAGTAGGGCGCTATCGTTCGTGGCACATACGGTGGCTTTATGTCGCATGTTTATGCCAAAAGAGGTGATAGCTTTAGCAGATAGCAAAGCCAACTCCGCATCTCCGTTGTGGTAGGCAAAGACAATGTTCATGTCTTCTCCTCGTCATCGAAATGGAGTGGCCAAGTCGGATGGGTGGGGTCTTCCATGCGGACGCGGACGTTCTTGTAGCCCTTGACTATAAGGGCATTGGCCACATGCTTGGCTTCGTCTTTGGACAGGTTGTGGTTGTGGAGTTCCACCACTTTCTCTCCATAGCACACTAAAAACTTATTCATTTGTTTTTCCTTTTCTTTGCTTCTGCTTGGTTGATGTATTTGGTAAACTGTTCAGCGCATGTAGTGGCCATGTCGATTTCGGTGGCGGGGTCGAACCAGTAGCCATTACGTTCAGCGAACAACGCTTCCATTGGCATGGGGGTTCCTCGACGGAATCGTGGGCCAACCACGAATGGGGAGACGGAGTCTTCATTGATGACGGTTAATACTACTTTGAATCGGGCCATGGACTCCAATACTTAATCACACGCTCAAGTATATGTCCAATACCACTCCATCCATGGTGAGGATGGTAGTGACAGGCCCACCTCAATGGAGGGTTTGACTCGTCGTTTTTAATAAGGTAGATTCCCTCAGTATCGGGCTTTGTATTGTTGTAATCGTTCCAAGTGATCATAGTAGGTATGACAAGAAAAACTCCACTTCGTTCAAAAACTCCACTCAAAAGGTCGAATGGCCTCAAACGCAGCGGAAGGTTGCGGTACGCATCCCCCAAGCGCCAGCGTGAATACAAGGAGTATGCAAAAGTGAAGAAAGCCTACTTGGCACTTCATCCCGTCTGCGAGAAATGCAAGAAGACGAAGAGTCAGGACATCCATCATAAGGCTGGCAGGGTTGGTCGCTATCTTTGCGACTACAGTCTTTTTGCCGCGCTTTGTCGAGCTTGCCACGATTTTATTCATGCCAATGGCCGAGAATCCCGCAAGCAAGGCTGGATCATTGATACAATTCATGTTCCTCAAGATCCCGACCAAAGTCAGGCTCATACTCCCGAATAAGCGGATTCCAGACCCTTCCCTTCGGGGCTGTCCAGTTGCGGAAAGCGTCCACGGCATTAACCCAGCTTGTCTCCAGCGGAGCGTTCCACTCTTCCTCTGGGGGGAAGTTCCACGGGTAAGGCCGTGGATAAGAAACACAACCGATATTGATAAGTAGTGCGATTACTATCCCTGTTCTTTGAAGTCGTAAAACCATAGTTCCTCCTCGCTTTCACTAACCCATCTGCTGCCTGTATGCTCGCAGCTAAATTCTTGGCTAAATACCTTCCAGTCAGGTTTCTGAGGGAATTGCTTGGCAATAAACGATCCTCCGTCCACCCACACGCTTGCGCGATGGCGATGTTGATTTCTGCGCTGGTCATTTCGCCTCCTTTTGGATGTCTGCCAGAGCCTTGCGAGCTATCTGCAGTCCCGTCCAATTTATGCTGTCTCTGTCCTCGGTGACTCTACGGCTGATGGATTCAGCCCAAAAAACACACATCTGCAACGCCTCCTTGTAAGCATCCCTCTCCCTCCGCAACACACACATGGGGCGACTGCAGGAGTCCCCGCAACTGTGGATCGTGGAGGCTTGGAGGTCGTCGATAAGCCTGTTTCGCTCCCGCTTTAGTTCACAAACTTGTTTGTGTTTAATTCTGGCGTTTTCACACGCATCTTTCCATTTGCTATGCCAATAATCCTGTGCAGCTTGGATCTCGCAAAGTCGTGTTTCGGTCTCTTTGCGAGAACGCTCCCGCTGATCGATGGCTTCGTTGGCGAAATCCAACTCGATCTGCAGTTCCTCGACCTTGCGCTGCAGGGTGTTAATTTCCTCTCTGACGAGGCATTTGTCTGACCTGTAGACGAGTTGTTCTGGTTCGTCTGCGTAGCCGTAGCTCCCGCAGGTAAACCAAATACGCGCTGTGGTTCCGTCCAGTTCTGGTGATTCTTGCGGCGAACCGCATTTCGGGCAGGTGTTCATCAGTATCTCCTTTGCAGGGTCTTGGTTGTTTGCGTGGTGATGTTGTAGAGCACCACGGTTCTGGAGTGTCTGGGGAGCAGCGCGTTAAACGCTTCGTTGGCTTCAGCTTCGATGTCGAATAGCTGCTCATGGGGCTTTCCACCTTTGGTGTATGTGATCAGCCATTCTTCTGTTGTTGTTACGGTTTGGGTTTTCATTGATGTATTTTATTTGATTTTCTTTAGAACCTTTCTGTAGTTGTTCACGCCTTCGGGGATGGTGGTGCTTGCTTTTCGGCGTCAGAAGTCATAGCGGTAATTCTGCTTCTCGTCCGTTTGGTAAACGACTTCATGCAGCAAGAGCTTCGGCAACTGCTGAGTATTGATCACGAACGACGAGTCAACAAACGTCAGGTGGTTGTTTGGCTGGATGGTCATGCGCCCGTTGTCGAGCCTGCCATGACTTTATCCACCAGAATGGCAGAGAAGCCCGCAAGCAGGGCTGGATTATTGATACAGTTCATGTTCCTCAGTATCTGGCGGAAGAGCCTTCAGAAGTTCAATCTCCGAGCCAAAGTCAGGCTCATACTCACGAATAAGCGGATTCCACACTTTATTGCGCGGGGCTGTCAGATTTCGCCAGTTATCAACAAGATTAAGCCAGCTAGTCTCTAGCGGGGCGTTCCATTCCTCCTCTGGGGGGAAATTCCAAGGATAGGGTCGCGGATAAGAAGCGCAACCACTTGCAATAAGTAGTGCTAATCCTATCCCTGCTCTTTGAAATCGTAAAACCATAGTTCCTCCTCGCTTTCACTGACCCAGCGGCTTCCTGTGGACTCACAGCTAAACTCCTGACTAAACACTTTCCAGTCGGGCTTTTTGTCAAACTTCTTGGCAATAAACGATCCCCCATCCATCCACAATACTCGGTTGTTGGGCTGAATAAAAAACTGACCATCCTCTCCTGCAAACACATGACCACACTTGTGGCCTGCTGCCGCCTCCCCATAGCCACTTTGATACTGGGGGCCTAAACACCAATCTAGGGTAAACATATACTGGGCTTTATGGAGGGTGCGGTCTTTGAGCATGATATTAGCCGCCCGATTCTTGCAGTAGTCAATGATACCAGCAGAACAGTAGTAGCTCATGCTATCCCAGAGTTGTATCCAGTCCAAGGGATAGTTGGTTCCCCCAACCTCTTCGGTATGGAGGTAGTGAATCGGAACCCTTGCATGCTGGCTTCCGTACTCGGTCATCACGCTGAATAGTCCGCAACGCTGGGGAATAGAAGTGAAGTTGAACACCTCTACAACAATGCGTTCGTTGTCCACGTTGGGTTTGATGTCGTAGAGAAACCCCGTGTCCAAAAAGGCAAAGAAAACGGGGATATTGACGTTGAGATAGTTACTCATTGGCAATCTTCCGTAGAAGTTCCGTTTGCTCGCGCAACTCACGCAACTGCGCCCGCGCCTCCGACTCCGCCCTCATACGATCAATCGAAGCTTGTGTGTCGGCAATGATGCGGCGATAGGCGTCAATCTGGGGTTGGTAGGGCTGGTAAGGTTGCTCCACCTCACCGCGAATGACTTGGATGCGGCCCGAATCCAAATCAAAGACAGTTCCGTTGAATTGCTGGCCATAGCTCACGCTGGCCCCGACTGCTAGTAGCATTAGGTATTTTTTCATAAGAAAGATTCGGGAGCGAGGTGGCGCATCCATCTATGGAAGCCCCTTAATTCCTCCATAGACTACCCTGATTATTCAGACCCGCCCCGCTCCCAAAAGATAAGTTAAGCTGGGTACGGAGACGCGCCTCCTTTTCGATGGCGGGTTTTCGGAGTGATACGGCCCGTAACGTGGCCCCCGATCCGCCAAACAGGTAATCCCCGTCTGGAATGTTAGTCCACCGCCCAGCATTGTTTTCCTCATCGGTTGTGCCCGCGCCATGAAAGACACGCATCGAACCGTTCGGAAAAGAGGTGGCGGGACTCAGGTCGCTGAACCCCGAATTCTCAGTGTTCCCCTCAATGATCCCGCCATTAGTCATAGATCAATAGACACTAGGTTTCGCGGTTTGTTCAATATTTTTTTCCTTTAATAGGAATTGGGCTTATTTAAGGAAAGCGGGTTTTTCTTTAATAAGATCTTTTGAACATTTTTACGCTTGTGATGTCTGACCATTTGTGAGAAGTTACGCAAGTCTGATGTGAGAACCCAGACGATTCAATATGAAACAAGCCTTAGCAAAAAATATTAATCTGCCGTTCAAGTGGCGGGGTGAGGGAGTAACTTGCTTGTTTCATTGTCGGGTTCTCAATCATCCCACGCCCCGTCATTTGAGCGGCAATTTTATTTATTGCTATGAGAAAGAATCAAACAGTCTATAAACGGGTAGCTAGGGGCGGGTTTGTCCAGCTATCAAACGATCTCGTAAGAGATAAACGCCTATCATTCGGGGCTCGGGGCCTGCTGGCCATGGTGCTTTCCAACGCCGATGAGTGGGTGGCTAATAGGGCCTACTTTGTAAACAACACCACAGACGGGGCCAACAGGGTAAAAACCTACTTTCGGGAATTGGAAAGTCTTGGCTATGTGAAGTATGAACTGTCTGGCGGGGGCAAGGGAGGATTCTGCAATACTTGGACGTTTTATGATACGCCAATCTCAGAAGACCAACGCAGCAATCGCACGAATTGGAATTCCTCTCTTTCCGTGCTCAAGGTTTCTAGTGCACGGGAAATCCCGTCCACGGGAAACCTTGACCACATTAGAAGACCAATTATCCAGAATACCAATAATACACAGAATACAAATTTGGAAGATGATGAGATGTTGGGTAAGTTATTTGGGGGTATATTACGGTGAAATCCCGAAATGATTCATTTAACCAACCCTGTCTTTTTTCTGACGGGCGAAGCCCGAACCAGCCAGTTCCGCGCTGATAATGAATTTTCAATCTAACTATCAAGACTATCTCCAGACCCCCTACTGGAAAGAAGTAAGTCGGGCGGTCAAGAAACGTTATGGATTCCGCTGTGGGGTTTGCAATAGCCCCCTAGATCTCTGTGCCCACCACCGCACCTACGAGCATCGGGGGAAAGAGCTAGACCACCTAGATGATTTGATTTGTCTGTGCAAAAAATGCCACCGAACTTTCCACGCCGTTGAGCGCGAGGAGTCGCAGAAATTTAGGCGCAAACTGGCCCGACCCAAGCCCGAACCCATAGAAGCAGAACCAGTGGCCCCGTCCAATCGGGACAAGATGACAGGAACCAGAGTTTTGAATCCCGATCTCATCAAAAGTCTCAAGGTGCATGGCGGGATGACCGCTGCCACGCTCAAAGCTTTGGGGCTAAATTGGAATTTCACCAAGCAACCCAATTGGCTGTTCCGCCTTCGGGGTCGAGTGGTAACCGAGCAAGCCTACCAAGAGGCGTTGGCTGGAAAGAAAATCCGAGCCAGCAAGAAAAAGCGGCGTTGACGCACATTGAACGCCCGCTAACTTTAACAGTCTAACCAACCACAACTTTATGGAAACACTATCTATCCCGATTCAAGAACTACTGGACAAAGCCCCGTCCCACACCATTAGCGAATTAGCCACCATGTACCAGACCGACTATGGAACGGTCTACCGTATCCTAGCGAGATATAAAGTAGAGGCATTGAAAGCCCACGAACCCATCACTAAAGAAGTGTTGGAGGCGGTGTTTGAAGAGCCCACAACGGTAGTCGAAGCTGCCGAGCAACTCCATGTCACTCCCGCCACCGTTACTCATGCCATTAAGAAGTTCGGTCTTTTTGGAGGGACTCGCAAGGCCACAGTTAAGTCCACCTTCAATGGGACGCGGGCTTTCAAGGTGCTGGGGTATATCTTCAACCACCCCGAAGAAAACCTAGCTTCTATCGGACGCCGCTTCAACTGCACCCGCGAATATGTGAGGCAGATCAAAGAAGCGGCTATTGCCGAAGGAATCATCAAGCGGGAGATTGAGCCATATGAGCAATGATGATTATGTGGTAGGGCGGGCTTATGGGGAGATGGCTCCGAATCAAAGCTCCATCTATGAAGCCTTGTTAGAGAGGGCCCAGCGAGAGAACGAAGAACAAGCCCGCCTGCTGGGTAGGGGCAGCGAGCGCGAGGCCCGACTCATAACCGAACGCGACCACTACAAGCAAGCCTTGGAGGAGATCTCCACAACCATCCAAGAATACAAAGACTCCATGATCCAAGAGCCAGCCGAAGACTTTATCTGGGCCATCAAGGCTTGGGCGGATAAGAAGTTGAAAGAAATTTAACCCACTTTTTCTTTCAAAATGACCAGTCCACGCCGCATCAAAGAAACCCCGCCTCCAAGGATTGAACAGGTGGTTCCACAAAATACCACAGCAGAACAAGCAGCACTGGCCTGTCTGTTGGATCAAGCCGATCTGTCCATCCCACTAACAGAGGCCCACTTCTTCACCCCAGCTAACAAGATCGTCTTTGGCATCATTAAGGATCTCCATGAGAAGAACCAGCCAGTCAGCATAATGACTGTCCGCGTCATGCTGGAAGCCAAGGGACTACTGGAACAGGCAGGAGGCGACCCATCCCGCTACTTCGACTTCGGGGGGGGTGGCAACGCCGTCCTTGACTACTACTACCACCATCTGGAAGATACCCGTCAAAACCGCGATGCCCTCCTATTTATCAACTCTCACATGGAAGACCTGTCCAAATGCCGAATCAATGCCAAGGACTTTGTCGCCCAATTGCAGGAGATTGTATGAACGTAATCTTCTGTCTTATCTGGAACATTTTTGTTTTCGGCGGCACCGCCTATCTGGTGGGCTGGCAAGACTGGAGCCCATGGTGGTTTGCGCTTGCTGCCATCCTGCTCTTTAGCCCGTCCTCAAATCCCGAACCATGAGTTATAAATCTGACGCAGAATTTATAACACAATGACCATATGGGAACAACCATTCCAGCGGGCTATGTGGAGGTAAGAAAGGGGGTCTATGAAAGAATTGACGTTAGAAAAAAGACCATTCTTAACAATAAGGGTTCCATCCGTAACCCCAAGCCTGAACGCCCTGTTCGCAATGAACCACTGGCAAAGGGCGAGTGCAAAAAAGAAAATACAGGCCGCATTCATATCCGCCTTACGGCAAGAAGAAAACGACTTATTGACCCCGACAATCTCATTTTCAAATACCACATTGACTGCCTCCGCTATGCTGGAGCGATTCCAGATGACCGTGAAGGCGATGTCACAATTGAAACTCGGCAGGAAAAAACTCGCGGGCAAGAGGAGACGTTGATAGAGTTGTTCCGCCATGAACCAATTCAGCTTCGACAAAGATCTGACCATTCGCTTTGACGATACAGGAGCCCTGATGCCATTCCCAGAGCAGGAAGAAGGATTTGAGGATAACCCGATTAGACAATTGTTTGAACAAGTGGAGGACTTGGAGGTCAAAGAAGAAGATGAAGAATGACCCCAACGTCATCGCCTTTCTGGGCAAGTCGATACTGAAGTATCGCAACTACAAGTTTACCTTTGCTCCCCAGAAACACCTAATCACGGGTAAGGCTACTTCCGTGGGGTGGGCAGATGACAAAGAAGTCCGCGTCGCCACCAAGCGACCCCTCTCAACGTGGATCGATGTGTTTGTCCATGAGACCTGCCACATTGACCAACAGATCCAAAAGCCCAAGTGGTATGGTCCTAGAGAAGACGCTGTCGGCAAGCTGGACGAATGGCTGGCGGGGAAGAATGTCCACAATATCAAAAAGTCGCTACTTCTTGTGACGGAACTAGAGTGGGACTGCGAACGCCGCTCCATTACCAAGATCAAGCGCAACAAACTTCCCATAGACCTTAAAGAATACGCCCAAAGAGCCAATGCCTACATCTTGGGCTACCACTGGACACTCAACAACCGCAAGTGGTGCAAGAAAAGCTACGAGACCCAGAAAATCTGGAGCGGGATGCCAGACAGGCTGATTACTCTATCCGCTGCTTTAAATCCTCCCAGCCAACTTACCGATCTCTACTATGATTAACCTCATGGACGAACTCAATGGAAAGGGAGACTACATCCCATGTCCCTCTTGCGCCGAACTGGCCTCAATCAAAGAGGTCATTGAGGGCTACGCCACCTTCGACAACGAGTCCCCTTCAATTACCATCGATCTTCTTGTCTCCGAAGTAAAGATGTGGAGATCAAAAGAAATTTACGAACGGAAGTTAAAATCCACCCTGATTGCCTCAACGATCAAGAAAATGCAGGCAGAAGGACTTCAAATTGATGGAAACCCCAATAATTAGTGGTAAATGGCAAGCTAGGTTTGTCCACCTAGCCAAAGAAATTGCAAGCTGGAGCAAGGACGTTACCACCCAAGTTGGCTCTGTTATTGTCCGTCCAGACCGCACCATCTGTAGTGTGGGGTTCAATGGGTTCCCCAGAGGGGTGGAGGACTCGCGAGAAGCTATCGCAAATCGCGATACCAAGCTGCTTCGTACCATCCACGCCGAACTCAACGCCATCCTTTCGGCCAAGGAGTCGCTAGTCGGCTATTCCCTTTTTGTTTGGCCATTTCAGCCCTGTTCTGCCTGTGCTTCCGCCATCATCCAGTCTGGCATCAAGGATGTGTATTGCCCATTCAACGACCACCTAGCCCACGAACGTTGGAGCGAGTCCTTCAAGGCCGCGTTGCAAATGTTTGATGAGGCGGGAGTTAGAGTAATTTATTCTTGACAATGAACATTCCTGCCTATTATGTGTCTGATAGTAATATGAGCAATGGACTTACCAGAGTCTTTGAGTGGGTTAGTGGCTGGCGCGAATGGTCAGACTTTGAACGCGACCACGAAGGCTATATCACCACCGAACGTTGTGGGAGGGGGACAGCTATGTTTCTGTGGAGGGTTGACAAAGACCCCGTCCACCTCGACCATATGTACCTTGATGGGAAAACGCTGGTGAGATTTACCGACAACGCCCACTAACTAATTTTATGAGCGAACAAACGAACGAAACAACCACCCAAATGGTCAACAATGAACTGACCGAGCGGGTTAACAACGCATATCTTGCCAACAACTATACCCTCCTCAATGGCGGCACCGACAATGTGGTGATGATCAAGGGAGACAAGGATGATAAGTCCATTGATGTCCTCCTTACCTTGGAAGGCATGGAAGAAGTGAGCAAAACCCTGCGTGAGGAAGTGGACAACAAAAAGCCCGAAGCAAGCAATGAGTAGCGAAACCTATCCCATCTACCAAGCACAAGTGGGAGCCTTGGGTCAGGTAGCGTTTTTCAAGGACCCCGAATCCCGCACCTACTGCTTTACTTACTTTAACGGAGCCGATTGTACCCCGCTTTTTCTCTCCGAAGACGCGGCCTACTTTACATGGCTCTTTATTGGGTGCGAACATCCTGAAGCCACTATCTCGACTTTTACTCCTCCCAAGAAGGCTGGGGGAAGTAAACCTAAAAAGCAGCCTTCAAAACCAACTAAAAAGAAAGCGAAAAGTAAATGAGCAAAGAGAAAAAAGACAACAGCGGAGCGGCGTTTATGCGTAACTCCGACAATCCCAAAGCACCTTGGTGCAGCGGCCCCGTAACTGTTGACGGAAAAGACTACGAAGTGGCCATCTGGAAACAGAAGAGCCAAAAGGGCGACCAATACTTGAGCCTCAAGTTTGGCCCTCCCTACGTTCCGAAGAACAAAAAAACCGACACTAACGACGATCCTGACTGGTAAGTCGCAATGGGCTTCATTGGCATAGCCATCTGCACGGTTTGCTACGTTGCAACCTCAGTTGATTTCTACATCAAGGGGAATCTCCCCATGGCTATTGCCTTTGGAGGCTACGCGCTCGCGAATGTGGGCTTTCTAATGATCGCAAGACAATGAAATCCGCAATACTTACACTGGCCATGTTTGCCAGCTTCACATTTTGGCTTTTGGCCTTCTATGGCGCATGGAGAGTTATCAATGGTTGACTACGCCATTAGCTACGTCTTTTACATCGCCATCCTTATTGTTGTACTAAAGCTGTTCAAGGACATCATCAACCCGAAATGAAAAACAAACTTGAGAACTGGATCGCCAATCGCGGAGCCAATGAAGTCAGGGTGATGAATCTATTGCAAGAATACGGGGTTATCAGCGACAACACCGTCTGGGCCAAGGACTGTGGTAACGATCTAAGGGCCATCCGCTGGCTGGCGGTCAACGCCGAACAACTGCTTAAATGACTATTGTCGAAACATTTCTAAACCTAGTGGGCTACGGGGTCTTGGCCAATATGGCTTTTGCCCTAACCTTCTGTTGCCTTCGGTTACGAAAAATTAACAAAACTCTCAATCGATCTTTGGAATAAACTTTGCTAGTCTCCCCCCCCGATCTTTGAAAGGAGGTGAGATTACAATGGAGTATACCAACCACCTTGGTATTGTCTATGGACCGTATGGATCAATTGGCTTTGCACAACGGCAGGATTTGCGGAAGCTGTCTTTCAGCTTTCGCGGATTGTTCCGCTGGGTCAAAAATCTTGCGGTTCTTTAAGAAGCTAGGGCGGGGGAGCAATCCCCCGTCCTTTTTTTTGAACGTTCCACGATAAGCGGGGTCTAAATGGGTATGTGGGACGAATATGTAGAGCAGGGTAAGAGCGTAGAGGCCAAGTTTGCCTCCATCCTTAGTGGGGCTGTCTTTGCCACCAGAGAACAAGACATGCATGAGCATTGGGATGTGATGGACGTTATGGCCCTCAAATACGATGTTAAGGGCATGAAGAAGTATCGGCGTAGTGACGATAAGCCTACTGATCGACTCCATTGGATAGAACTCCGCAACGTCAATGGAAAGAACGGATGGCTCTACGGAGAAGCTGATGTCATCGCCTTTGAGACCCGTCAGTGGTGGCTACTGGTAGATCGCGAGGATCTTGTCCAGTTTGTCGAAGGCATACTTATCGGAAGTGATCCATGCGAGAAGCCCGAACCCTACAGACTCTACCAACGTGAAGGCCGACAAGATCTCCTTACCATCTTACCAACAGTGGACTTGCTGTCCATCGCCAGTCAAGTATTGGTAAAGAAATAAGACAAGTTTATGGCAGGTAAAGACAGCAGACCCAACGGCAAGGGGGACCAACCCCGAAAAGTGAATGGCCCGAAGTATCGGGACAACTTTGATAGTATCAAATGGAACAACCATGAGAGCAAAACAAATAGGAATCAAGCAAGACCGCAACGCGGCCAAGACAACCCCCAAGCCCCGCAATAACATGCCCAAGCTACAAAAACTGCTAAGTAAGGGCCACCTCGTCCCCATCTACGAGGCCCGTGGGGACACGATCTTCCTGATCGGCTACCGCCGCAAGGCAAGCTCAAGAAAAGCCCACCAGAGGCCCTTTATGCTCAAAGCAGGGGTACCTATAGCCAAGATCCCCTCAAATCCCGAAACCACATGAAACCCACAGGCAACGAATTAATAGACCATTGTATCAAATCCCACATGGGAGAAGATGAAACAATCCTCCTAGCAGACGGATTAGAAAGTGCCTTTATGGGGATAGGCAGGCAATTCACCCACCCCATAGCCATCTACTCCTACAAGAAGGTGATCAAGATCCTCATGCGGGATCACAGGATGGACAGAGAAGAAGCCATCGAATACTTCGACTACAACATCGCGGGAGCCTTCGTCGGAGACCAAACCCCCGTATTCTTACAGGATGAGTAGATATGTCGATAAAACCCCGAAATCTATACATGTCCCCCCAGATATGGTTACGGCGTAGACATATCATCGGAGTAGAGTGGGGACAATAGTCCAAGCCAAATTTGACCTATATGGTACTTTCTATGCCATTTGGCAGTCAAGGGGCACAAAGGCAGCAAAAGCGTTCCACGGGGGATTGTGGGGCAATTACGCCCCCTCCAAGCCCGAAACATAGAGAGCTAAAAATATTCAAGAGGGGGTAACGTCCCTTGAACTAGGGGGTAGGGGGTAGTCAGAAAGAGAAGAGACGGGGGTGGTAGCCTTATGTAAACCCCGCTATACATAAACCCCCATTGGTGTATACCGAAGAGGACATCTCTAGCACACAAAGCTGATAGCGCGCTCTCTGGTTTACTTTTTGGAGGACATTGTGGTTTTTATCTGATCCACAATCTCTAAAAGCTCACTTACTGAAAGCTCGTTCTTAACAAGATTAACAATCCCTCGACACAGGACAATGTTGTCCTTCTCATATCCTCTATTAGAGTCAACTCTGTCTATTGACACGCATTGCCACCTTCTTGGACTTGGGCCAAGAATCATTGGTTGATCTGTGTAATAACACTTTCCGCCTTGTTTTTCCCACACCTCCTGAACGTCATCTACTGTAATGTTAAACGGAATACCACACTCCTTTGCTCTGGCCCTTGAGCCTGTTACTCTGTAATGAAGGTAGTTATTCTTGACCCATTCGTTTTGTTTTGCCTTTTTAAGCCTTTTCTCTTCTGGGCTTAATGAGTGATACTTTTTGATTTGTTTCTGAACGTGGCACCTTTTGCATATGTAATTGTGATACGAGTAAAACTCCTCTGGATTTGTGGCCCCGCATTTACATTGTTTGTTTTTCATAAACAGAGCTTAACATGGCCAAGAAAAAAATCAAGGCCATTTGTTTTTCTAAAAACATTTTGTCATATATTTTTCGACAGGGGGTATTTTTATGGGTTGCTGGCCCGCGCCAAGCGAAGGGTGGGGTCAACACCCGTGTGGTGGGGTCTGTGCGCTGATAGCTGATTCGCTGGTTGCGGCGGGGTTGCGCTGTCTGGCTGTCCCCGTCCCGCTGGCCTCGCGCCCCGCCCCGCCCCTACTCCGTCCCCTCTGTCCATGCCCATGACATGATAGCTGATTCGCGGCTTATACGCCCCGTGGTGGCGTTTTGATTAGGCGTCCGCTGTCTTGGTATTGCCAACCCCACAGAGAAGCGGGGCAATGGCAAGCAATGCAATCCGCCCCCATCCAAGGGGGACAACGGGGAATGCTAGGGGGGAATCCCGAAACCTAATCTATTCCCCATTCGCCAACCTCTACAGGGGGAGCAAACAAGCTTTCCCCGTTCGCCTTGCCATGGGTGGCGAGCGTAGCTTGTCCCCTTGTCCCCGCCCCGTGAGCAATACCTGACAATTTTGTCATGCTTTGTAATTCATGCATTGGCTTTCCCCCATTCTCGCAGCGTATGCAATCCCCCCCGATTAAAACGAGCGTTCGACTTAAATTAAAAACAATTGAAAATATTCCTTGCCAAGCCTCCGCCCCCGCTTTAGCTTGTCCCCCGTATGGAAAACCACAATGCAACAACAACGGGCACGGGGAATTCCGCCGTGCGTGAAACGATCAAGCGCGGAATGTGGGCGGGTTCGCCCCGCTACAATGGCGGGGATTCCGCCTTGGGAGAACGCAAAGTCTATTTCGCTCACGTTTGCGGATTCGCCGCTATCCGTGACGCTATCACCGACGAGATTCTCTATCACTTGAGCGAGCGTAGGACGCCAGAAGCGCACCTTGCATCAGCGGAAAAGATCGCTCGCAAGTTCGGCTGGGAGCTTGTTTGATTGCTTCCCCGTCTCCCCGTGGCGATTGTCGCGGGGAGCAGGGGAGACAATCCCGCAACACCTAAAACACCATATGCAAATCACCGACACATTCCTTCACGGGATGACTCTTTTCGGGTCGTTCCTCATCCTCTGGACGTTTGTTCACTCATACTTTGACCTATGAGCAAGCAACCCTCCTTTGCACGTTGCAAGCTTCACTTGTCTTGCATTATTCGCAATCCGTCCCGCTGTTCTTTCTATGTTCGCGGGATCATTCGGGAATTTAAAGAGGCTTCTCCCTTTGCGCTTGTTTGCGTAGCGGGAATGTCTCCTTTTTTCGGGCTTTGTCTCGTCAAGTTCTTTTCTCAACACTAACACCTAACACTAACACCTAATGAAAACGAAAAACATCAAACCTTGGAACCTCCGCGAGGGGGATCAAATCGTAATTGAAACCCTTCCCCGTGATATGGCGCGGGACGGCGCACCCCGTGCTTATGAGGTCACGGGCATATTGAAAACCCGTGGAGTCTTCACGGGCGGAAACCTCTGGAAGGTCAAATATGCTGACGGACAATCCCCGATTGGCTTTTCTGTCATTCAATACCACGGGAAAAAGGGAAACCTTCCCGCCGAATCCGCTTCAATCCTCGCCTAGTATCACCATGAAAACACTCCTATCTATCGACACTAACGCAAAGACAGTCAAAGGTCAGGCAAAAGGCTTTTTGACTGGCATTCTTTACCTTGCCCCCGTGAAGGAATCGGGCGCAATCAACGTTTGCCCCCATGCGTCCCAAGGGTGCGCGGCGGCTTGCCTATTCACGGCGGGGCGGGGAGCCTTTGACAATGTCAGAAGCGCGAGAGTCGCAAAGACTCTTGAATTCGTCCGTGATCGTGCCGCATTCATGGAAACACTCGCGGCGGAAGTTTCCCGCCTTATCAAAAAAGCGGAAAAGCTTGGCATGACTCCGTGCGTCCGTTTAAACGGAACCTCTGATCTTCCTTGGGAAAAGATCCCGTGCGGGTCGTTTGCTTCCATCATGGAAAGGTTCCCCGCGATTCAGTTCTATGATTACACTAAAAACCCAAACAGGATTGCGGCTTATCTGGAGGGGAAAATGCCCGCCAATTATCAATTGACCTTTTCGCGGTCAGAGGATAACGGGCCAATCGCCCTTTCCATCCTTGGGAGCGGGGGAAATGTCGCAATCGTTTTCTCCTCTGCCAAGCTTCCCGAATCATTTCAGGGCAAGCCCGTGGTCGATGGGGACGAATCTGACCTTCGTTTCCTAGACCCTCGCGGGTGCGTTGTCGGTCTAAAGGCCAAGGGCAAAGCGCGAAAGGATGATTCGGGATTTGTGGTGCAAGTCTAGGCTTTCCCGCCTCGCCTCGCGGCATAGGGTCGCGGGGCGCACGGGGAAACCCAAACAAAATACCATGATAACAAACGAAATCAAAAAGGGCATGCGCTTTCGCCTCCGTAGCGGGTGGCTGGCGACCATGCAGGACAATCGCAAAGGAAATATCCGCCTCGCGGAAGTAGAAGGGGACTACACGGAAACGGGGAGCGTTTACGCGCACGATATTGTTTCCGTTCTAATCGGGGACAATTGGCAAGCCGTAGAGCATACGGGACAACAGCAAAAGGTGCGCGACCTAAACGTTGCGCTTTTCGGCGGCTAGAGTGACAAAGGGCGCGGCGGGTCCAATCCCCGCTTCCCTCCCCGATTTTCGCGCTTTAAATGCCCCTCTGAGACGTTTTTATTCCCTCCCCGCTATCGTGACACTCCCGAAAATATAGAAAGGCAAGCTATGATTCACGATCAATCTTCATCCTATACCAAACGCAAACGATAATGAACTCGCGCAACAATGTGACAAGGGGCGTGAACATAAACGACAAAGCCCAACCTTTCACCGATCAAATCCTGACGGGACAAAAGACAATTGAAACGAGGCGGACAAATTCCCTCCGCCCCTATATCGGGCAGAAGGTTGGAATCATTCGGACGGGGAAAGGTCAGGCCATGCTTGTCGGATTTGCTGTTATCGGGGAACCTGTATTTTACAGAACAAAAGCAGAATTTTCCGCCGATTTTGCGCGGCATCAGGTAGGTGACAAAAGCAAATTCGGATTTCGGCGGGGCGGCAAATTCGGATATCCTCTCACGATGGTGACAAGGTGCAAACCGCAACCCGTATTTTCGCGGGGAATCATTGCCCGAAAACTTTCTTGAACTATTTTAAAAAAACCAGTTGACAAACTTTCTTCCCAAGCTATTTTTACTTTCATCGAACCAAACCTTGCCCCGATAGGGTGACAAAATGCGGAACGATAAAAACCACAAAAACACAAATAGAAAACAAAACATCATGGATATGATCGATGCAACAGTTGACAAGGTCTACAGCAAGGTTTCCCGCGAATGGCACGGGAAAGCTATCGTGACCTCTGTCATAAACGAGGAAACCATCAACACTATCATGCCCCCCATTGTGGAGGGTGAAATCGCGGTGAACATCGGCGGCGAGCAAGTCTCGCTGGAAAACAAAAAGGCAATCGTGGCGGACTATCGTTTCCGCGATGACATTCCCCAAGGGGAGCAATTGGTTCCGCTCTCCATCATGGGGAAAGACTATCGGGTGATCGAAAATCGCGAGGTTTTCAATGCGGTGAAAAACGCAATTGATAATTTCGGACTCGACGCCGAAATCGTGACCGCTGGAACAGTTCGCAAGGGCCGTTCGTTCTTCATTTCCCTACAACAGGCGCAAAGCTACGAAGTGGAATTGCGCGAGGGTGACCGCTGGACGTTCTATCTGAACCTTGCAACTTCCCACGATGGCACTGATGCTCTGGTTTCCACGATTTGCGGATTCCGACAAGTCTGCTGGAACACTGTCCGCGCATCAATCGATTCATCGGACGTTAAGGTAAAGATATTCCATACCAAAAACGCCGATATGCAACTCGACGCCTTGCCCGAAATCCTTGTTGCCATGCGGAATAAGCAAACCGATATGGTCGAGGCACTCGCGCATCTGGCGGGGATCAAATGCGATATCGTGAAGGCGAGGCGCATCATCAACGGATACTTCTCCCGTTTGCAGGGCGGAAATACCGAATTCGCTACGCGAACCGCGAACACTGTTGACGGCATCGTCTCGACGTTTCGCACAGGCAAGGGCAATCGTGGGGAGACTCTCTACGATCTGGTCAATGGAGTCACCGAATTCTATACCCACGGGGATGGAGTCGGAAAGACTGGAACAGGATTGGTCAAAACCTATCGTTCGGAATTCGGTTCAGCGGCGGAGCATAAAGAACGCTTCCTGAACCTAGTCCGCGATTCCAATCGCCGCGAGGCAATGGAAGAATTGGGTGCGCGAGTCACGCTCGCCACTGCCCTGAACTAGGGTTTTCCATCTGCTCTCCCATGCGGAGGGCAGAATGGGGAACCTTCCCCGATAACACCACAATGAAAACCACTGACAAAATCAAAGCAGCAAAGCATTTCGGATTAGACCAATCCATGATGAGATGCCGCGCACTAAAGTTGGCACTCTATGAGTATGCCTCAATCCATCCGCGCATGGACAAGATCACGCGCATTCTAGAGCGTTACCGCTTGGGGGATGCGTTCGCCTTCTATGCCGCGAAACCCGAAGCATTCGGAATCCGCTAACCATGAAAACACCTGAAGAAATCACAAAGCAATTGAATGACGCCGTTTCAGTGATCATCCTCTCACCAGAGATCCGAAAGTTCCTCACTGCATACGATCCCAAAGCGCTTGAACAATGCTTCGACGCATTCAACGCCTATCGCAATAGCACAAAAACCAAATAGAAAAACACCAATGAAAACAAAATGGAACTTCAACGGCCAGATGACACGCCTCCGCGAGGGGGATCTGGTCACATTCGATGGACGCGAGTCCAAGGTTGTTCGGGTCACTCCGACAGCCGCATACATCTCATTGCCCCGTCAGGTGCATGAGTTTGAGACAAGGTTCGGGGAACAGGTCAAGTTCGTTGCCCCCGCGAAGACAGTGGCGATCAGTGCCAACTCCGAAATTCCAATCCTGAACAGGAGGGCGGCATGAGCTATCTAATCACACTCGACAAAGAAATATCAGTTGGTGACAAGGTGTATTATGCCTTGGTTCAGGCTGATGTAGAGTTCCACGATTCGGAAGATCCCGAACCCTGTGGAGTGGAAATAAACAACGCCGAAATATCCCCTCTGGATGGGGATCTCCTTCCCTTGGCCTATGAGGGGCGGAGGATCGAAAAAGTCATCGTCACGGGGCTTCCAGAGCTAACAGAGGCTATCGATTCCGCTCTATGGGATGAGATCCAGACCTATACGGAGGACAATTACCAAGATCTGATGCGGGATCTTCGGGATGCCTGCGACGAACGCGATCTGTGAGAAGGCGCATCACCATCACGATTTGGGATGATCTCCCCATCCCTGCGAAAGTTCGACCCTTTCCCGTGATGAAGCATCCTCTCCATGAGATGTTAAAACAATTGGAAATTGGTCAGGCTTTGGATTGGCCCCGTGACTTAAACGAGCAAGATCCCAACAAGCTCCGCGCCATCATGCAGCGCCATCAAAAAACAACTGGAAAGAAGTTCACCATGCGGACCATTTGGCCCAAGCCTTGGTCAGGTGACAAAAGGCCGATCCGCCGCATCTGGAGGACCGCTTAATGACCATAGGTTGCCCACTTCTTTTCCCCCGCCCGCTTTCTGGCTCCACGCCCCTTGCGGTCAGGCCGATTACGGATTTCCTGAAAGGTCAACCTTCGGGGTTTATCCCTCGGAGGGGACTTGTATCTTTCCTCGGTGACATAGGGCGATTCGCCATCCTCGGCGGGAAAATCATTGATCGACCACGAAGATTTCATTGAACGTCAAGTAGGCTTTCAATGTCTATACCACAACAAACCACACATGAAAACAGCAATCGGAACCTACAAACCCGCCACTTCCCTGCGTATTGGGATGGCGGACATCGTTAACCTTGAGATGGTGCTGATGCGTCATATCACAAGGGAATTCAAGGACCGCAATTCGCGGCCCTTCATCAAGCCTCTTCAGCGTCTCGACATTCGGGATGCGGTCAAGGCCCTGCGCTCAATCAAAAACTCAAAGCTTCAATACCATGTGGACTGATGCCTGTGGCAATGACCACTACGAATTCTGGGAGGGGATCAAGATCAATGGCAAGACCCACCAATCCCGCCCTCTGTATGCCCTATGCGAGGAGTTCGGGGATGCACAGGTATTGGATGCCTGCATGCACCTTGGGTGCTTGCCCTACGTTCAGGATCTGTCCGCGATTCGGGCCGAATGCCAACGTCAGGAGGATTCCTATGTCTAAAGAACAAGTAAGATTTGTTTGCGACATGGCGCATGACCTCATGCTTTGGTTGCGGGGAACCCCGAAACAACAACCTTCGCTGCTGGCCCGCTCCATCCACTTCTCCACCAAGGCAGATTGGATGCAGCGACTGGTAGCCTACGGCCAGTTAGACAACTGGCTATCCAACAAACACAAAACCACAAATGAAAGCTAAAATCGGAAAGTATAAACCATCAATCGAAACCATGCTGGCCCGCGCCAATGCGCGGAGCTACGGATTCAAACGCCCGCAACGCAAGTTCAACACCTACACCAAGGACGAGGTAACCCTGCTTGCCCGCAACCTGAAATCACAATGAAAACCATGAACCCACAAGAAAGAGAACAGAAAGCAATTGAATCCATGAACAGGTGTAGCAAGTTGAGAAACGAGCTTATCACCGAAACCGAAAACCTAGCAACCATAGTGCAAGGCAGCAAACAGGTAATTCTGTGCGCGGCATTCACCCGAAAATGGAACTCCAACCATATCCAAAACTGGTGGAAGAATCGCGGCCCCAGCTTCATAGACAAATGGCGTCACGATGAGGCTTATGCTTCCGCCGCGTCCAAACTAACCGCTGAAGAACGCAAAGTTCTCGGAATCTAATCCAATGAAAACCCATCGCCACTACACAGTAGCCGCCGATAACCGCTTGCGTAGAGCGAGAGGGGGTTGCGCGGCAGTCTGGAACGACAGCAATACCATCGAACTGACGATGACTGTTCAGGAGATTCGGGCTTTGGAGAAACGCTTCTTCATCGATATTGAAGATGTTATTTCCGACGAACTAATGGGCAAACTCCTCCACCACTTCAGGGACGAGGGCAGGTTGTTGGACGAGGAGGGAGTCAGAATATGATTAACCTCATCATTGATGGGTTCTTTATCCTTCTGTTTATAGTAGTGTTCGGAACCATCATCTTCTACAACGTCGATCAAATAACCAAATACAGAAAAAAATGAAATCATACGCACTGGACACACACAATTCCTCGCTTGGAATTGGAATCAACATAACCCCAATTGATGATGCTCCATTCATTGTGATTGAGGGTAAAATGACGGACGGAAGCGACCACTATACGGCGATTCCGATTGAACCATTTGTAGATGAACTGATGCGGATTTGCTTGTGCCACAAAGAGGCTGTCAAAATGTCCGCATACAGATATAACTAAAAATGAACTGGAATAAATACATAGCAATGATGGTTGTGCTTACGGCTTTTGTTGCCATCATCACGGCAGTCGAGGCTCCGCGCAAACCAAAGAAGGAGGGTGAGACAATCTATGTCCTACCCCTCGTAGAGGATATGCCCGCTGTGGCGAATCCCCTGCAATTCTAATCAAGGCAAGATCAACCAAGGGGAGGGGGCAGATTGCCTCCTCCCTTTTTATTTGGTTGATTACCCACTATCCCTGTACTAGCTTGGGGCGAACCTAGTCAGGGGGACTAGAATAATTTTAAAAAATAACGTGATGATAACGACAAACCACTTGAGATCCGCTTACGAGAATAATTCTTTTTCGTTTGGGAATTCGGGAGCTTCATCCGTAATTTGCTTGGTTGGAAGTTGTCGCATTGTTCCAATCCTCAACTATTTACGCGCATACAACGAACTGAGCGGACATCCGTTTGAGTTGTTATGCTTCAATCCAGTTGAGATGTGGCGCGGGGTGGGAACGGATGTCGGAGACTGTGCCACCGAACTCCTCAAGAATTACCGCTTCGGGAAAGTGGACTTCCTTGTCAGTGAGCATACAGTGCGCTGCGGGGCACTTAACACCGTGGCTGGAACGACTCCCAACATTTTTGACACTCTTGGCTGCAATCCCAGCTTGCATGTGCGCTTGCCTAATTGGAACAACATGCACATATTCGATGCGGAGACCGCTATGTGGGATGCGAGCTATGCGAATATGGCCGTGGAGGAGAGGGTTTGCAAACTCAAGCAACAGTCGGATCTGCATAAAAGTCGATTTATCACCTACTGTCAGCAGTGCAGCTTTCCAGAAATAACCGATTGGGTGGAGTCTGAGTGGCTGACCACCCGCATGGGCTGGAGCAGCAACCACCCAAGCCTTCCGCTAATCTGGAGGATCTTCAACGGTGTGGCTGGGAAGCTGGGCATTACGATCACTCCAGAATTGGCGGCACATCCGATGTGCGTGACCGATGTCTATGCATCAACTGGAATACCACTCAACAAAATCGACTACGAGGCCAATAACTGGAAATTCTAACAACTATGAAAATCGACAGAGTAATGCTGGTGTGGGACGGGAACCCGTTCTACGAAGGGTTTTATGAAATGCATGAGAAACTGTGGGCGAGGCTCGGAATCAATACTGGTCTTGTGTTCATATCGAATGGTACCAACGCCCATGCGATTCCAAAGACGGGCGATGTCCGTGTTCTTGAAGACCGAAGCACAGTTCCGTTCTCACCGCCCCCAAAACGAAGCTGGAAGGCCACCATGGGGATTATCCACGGGCCGCGCCTGTTCCCCAACGAAGTCGTTATGGTCACTGGGATGGATCAGTTTCCCGCCAGCAAAAGATTTATAAACGCGATTGAATCCATTCCAGAGGACGAGCTTGTGACCGCATTGGGAAGCAGGGATCACATCACAACCAACCATATTGTCGCCCATTGTGATGTATGGTCAAAAATCATGGAACCCGCTCCGATGGATTTCACCGAATTTCTTGAATGGACTTGGGCGCTCAACCTGAACGTCGATGGCCACAGGGACGCCAACCAGCAGACTATCGCCGTAGGATGGGGGAATGACGAAGTGCTGTTTGCGAAACTTGTCCGCGAGTCTGGAGTGAAGGTCCGCACCGTCTTTGATGACCCTTGGCCGCAATGGCTAGACAGGGTTCTTGGCATAACACAAACAACTCCAGATCCAGAAAAGCTGCGATCAGGTTGGTATTCAGAGTTACACATCAGGCTTCCAATGTCAGACTTGGACAGAAACACATTTGATACACTATGCAACATGAACCAATTCCCAATAGGAGATAAATAATTATGGATACAAATACATTAACAGAAAAACCCTCAATGGATTGGGGGAGCCACCTCCCAGCTTTGGTAGCATGTGTCGCAGCCTGCGATGGACCCGTGTTGGAGATTGGGGCAGGCCACCATTCAACCCCCGTTTTGCATTCTCTGTGCGCGGTGCTTGGCAAAAAGCTTGTCACGGTTGAGGCAGAAGATGTGTGGCGCGAAGTTTTCGCGGATTACGCGACTGATAACCATAAGGTTCTCAAGCAGACAGACGAATTGCTGGTTGCGCTGGCCTCCGAAAAATGGGGTGTTGTATTTGTGGATGATCTGAAGGGTCCGCGAGACGAAAGGGCGCGTCTGTTTTGCCGCTCCTCACAGTTTATGGTGTTCCACGATTACTCCATGCCATTCTTTGGTGGGCCGCTGGATGAATGGCTTGGGTCGGAGAAGTTCAACTCCTTTGTCTATCGCCGTTACGATCCTCATACGCTAGTAGTATCGGCTAACTCCGATATACCCGTCTTCTCGCCACAATGAAAATGCTTCCGAACGGAATCTGGGTGTTGGAGAATGACACCCACATTTCCAAGTGGGTCGAGGAACACAATAGCCTGAAGTGCGATCCATACCTCTTTGAGTGGCTTAAACCCCGCATACAAGACTGCAAGGTAGTATGGGATGTCGGAGCCAATATCGGTGATCACACAAGATTCTATCTGGATTTAGGTATGGAGGTGGTGGCATTTGAACCACATCCCGAAGCCTTTCAATGTTTGCGCCACAATTGCGGTGAGGCTATTTGCTACAACCTTGCCGCCTCGGATGAGAAACAGGAACTCACAATGGCTCTTGATGACAATGTCGGTGCTTCCCATGTAGTCGAAGGCGGGACTGTGGTGATCTCGGCATCCACGCTGGATTCAATTGCCACCCACCACAATACTCCAGATTACATTAAAATTGACGTTGAGGGATTTGAGCCACGGGCCCTACGAGGAATGGAGTATCTGATGCGAGATCATAAGCCCAAGCTATTCGTGGAACTTAACGATGGAGCATTGAAGCGCAATGGATCAAGCTCCGCTGATCTTAAAAAACAAATAGAATCTTACGGATATACTCAGTTTGAAATCTATCCACCGAATTGCAGTTTAACCGATCCGCAGTATGACCTCTTCTTCTTTTAATCCCCACTACCTAATTCGCACCTACGAAAAGGATCGGGATTGGCTGATGTATTGCTTGGCCTCCATTCGCAAGTGGGAACCCGACATCTCAATCACTGCCGTGGCTCCAGTTGGTCACGATGTTGGATGTCCCGTGACTCATGTCGAACCAATGAATCCAGATGGGTATGTTGACCAACAATATACCAAGCTCAACGCCGATCTCTATGTGCCGTCTTCTGCCACCCATGTGATTCATATGGACTCGGATTGCCTAATGATTGGCAGGCTTTCGGGTATGATTGTGGATGGTAAGCCCGTGATGCTTAAAACCCCGTATAGTCAGTTGGACGATCAGGCTGTGGTTTGGCAGGGTGTTACCGCCCACTACATTGGGTTTAATCCTGACTACGAATACATGAGGCGGATGCCACTTGTATATCCCATCGGGATATACGCCAAGGTTCGGGACCATCTTGCGGAACGCCATGGCCCTTGGGAGGAGTGGTTCCCTAAGATTGAAGGACGAAAACTAAGTGAGTTTAATATCCTCGGAGCCTATGCCGAACGTTTCATGGCGGAAGAATTCCATTGGATCGATACAAGTAAGGAAGAATTGCCCCCACTGGTGGCCCGTCAGGGGTGGAGTTGGGGCGGATTGGATGCGGTTCGGGCGGAGTGGAAGGCCCTCATGGCACAATGAATCCTGATCTGTCGAGAAGTTCCCCCGTATGCAGGACCGAACCCCCAGAGGGTTACAAGTGGGAACTCCCACCATTCAATGTGGCGTTTCAGTTCTGTGCCAAGGACTACACCCAAGCTTTGCGGGTCATCAAGTGGAGTCGGGATTTGGCCCACCAACCCAACGAACTCCATCTGGTCACAGACGAGGGGTTCATGTGTGATAGCTTGATTGAAATGGCCCGCTCCTCTTGGGGCTCGGTTGTTGTCCATCGAATCAAACCCTGTAGCTCGGCATGGCCCGCCTGTAACAACCATGCGTTTGCCGAAACCTGCAAACTAATGAAGGGACTGGGCAAGCCTTGGCTCCTCTGGGAGACCGATATGATCCCCGCTAGGCCAGACTGGCTACAGGTTCTGGAAAACGAGTATATCGAGGCTTCTCGGCCCTTTATGGGGGTATGGGTGGAGGCTTACGATATCCTCAATGGGGGAGCAGTCTACCCCTCGGACGTTATGGCTTGGTGTCCCCAGTTCTTTGCGGGATCGGCTATAATTCAGCCCGCCTTTGATTGTGCCATAGCCCCTGATGTAATTTGGTTTACCCATCCCTGCAACCACCTGATGGCTAATGTCTTCTTTACCAGACCCAACGGAAGACCCTCTATTGCCATCCCGAATATTCCCAGTTGGAATAAAAGATTGTTCGACTGGACTGTTACCCACCATACCTGCTTGATCCATCGGGACAAGAAGGGTGAGACAATCGGTTTCCTGCGGGAGAAATTCGGTATTCGCGAATAGCAATTAGCGTCCGCTGCGGATAGCCTTGATTTCTTTCTCTTCTTCTTTGCGGGCTTTGATCATGTCGCGGCGACCCTTGTCCCACATTCTGGCAAAGTCGGCATCGTTGAATCCACCAAGATACAACCAATCACTAATTAGTGCGACATAGAGGAACCTCTGTTCTTCGGGTGTGAACCTCTCCATCTCTTCTGGGTTCAGAACCATTTTGGTATTAAGGATGGACTTCTTGGCCTGATCCATGCCGATATCCAAAATGCCAAGGCTGAAAGCATTGTCGAATGAGCGATAGCGATAGAACGGTGCGCGTTCTTTTGCGTATTCATTAAACGACATGATATCACCGTCATCATCCAAGACAGATTCGCTTTCGTTTGCTGTGTCTATCATGTATTTGATATAGTTCATTCCGTCAATTGTGTAGCTTTCAACCATCTGCCCGAATCCGCCGACAGCCATAGTTGAAATTATGTCGCCCTGTAGTTGACGCCACTTCTGTTCAAATTCTTCTTTTTTCTTTTCCTCGTCTGGCTCTTCAACGTCAACCCCGAAAATAGAGTAAAGAATCTTAACTCCGCCATAAGTAATTGCAGGAAGGACAAACCTCTTGGCCAATCCAAACATTACGGTTCCGCCGATTGTCGCGCTCAAATCCTTTACAGCAATAGCCTTTCCTTTCCAGTCGCCAGACTTGGTAAATATTTCCGTAAGATCTGAAGATACCCTAGCCCTAAATTGAACTCCGAAAGAGTTGAACGGAACCAGAATGGCCTTTAATAAGTTCTCAGATCCAGTTTTTCCCTTTTGTGCGAACACCGCCATCTTGGTTGGATCGGAAGACCCCTGATAAATGTCGGTCATGTTCTCGGCATAAGCTGCCGCCCTCTTGTGGCCAGTATCATCGGACTTGATTAGGTTGGCGGCGTCCTCCCAATTTGTAAATCTGATTCCGTTCTTGGCCAGATATGCTCTATAAAACGTCATCCAAGTAGCGGCGGCAACCGTGAAATCGGAAACTTTTAGCGGAGTCATAAATTTGTCGGCAAATCGTGTGGCTGCTTCTTTGGCTTTAACCCAATTGCCTTCTGTGTAGTAACGCTCAAGGCGAGACTGCGCTCCCTCCATTTGGTTGATATATTTGTAGCCAGATGAAGCATCTCCACGGCGACCAATTGAAAAAAGATCAAGGACGGGGCGGGCATTTTTAATGCTGCGAGGAGCCAAATGTTCGGCCATCAAATCCGCCCTACCAGTAGCCCCAACAGCAACCGTGACCTGATCTGCTGGCTGTCTGATCAATTGATAGGAGCCAGCCAAGGCGATTCTTGTGCCAATGTCTCGACCAAGGTTGGCTATAACATCCACAGCCTTGCCGAAGAATCCTTCGTTAAATGAGCCTCTGCGCTCGCGTGAGCCCATAAGTCTTTCAATACGATCAGCAAAGAAGTCCAAATTAGCCTTACCTCCAAGTGCCTCTTCCGCCTGTGGAGTTTTAAGGAATGAGTAAATGCGCTGGCGGGCGGGGTTTGTGTAGGCCCTTGTAATCTGATCAGACAAAGAATTGTAAGCATTCTTTCTGAGGTTGAGACCGATTTCTTTTGGTGTCCTTCCATCACTACCCATTGGTAGCTGTGTGTAATCAGAACGCTTGATTGTGTAAGAAGACTGTTTGGGAGATGAGGAAAGATTGTCGTAATACTTCTTTTTTCCTTGTAGCAAATCCAGCGCAGGAGTTGCGTTTGAATAAATAATCGGAAGATAGTTTGGCGTATTGTAATTGTTTGCTTGGTCGTTGAAATTCTCGTCAGAGACTTTCAGGAAATCTTTGTATTGCGGAAACAGGTCATCTTTGAGCCACATCAGCGATTCATAGTTAGCTGGGTATTCGCGCTTCAGATTTGAAAGCATTTGATCGACGGTGTCGCCATCAAGTTTCTGAATGAGTTGCTGAATGCGATCTGCCATTTGTATTTTGTCTTCATCACCAGACTTGCGAAGTTCAACAATATTTTGCTGCATAAGTCCTCTGCGTTGTGCCAAGGAGTCAGCCTCTCCTTTTGCTGGCACACTCTGGATAAGGTAGGCAACTATGCCCTCGGAAAGAATGCCATCTTGTGCGCGGGCTGCTCCTTTGTATTTCTTGTCCAGTTTATCGTAGAACTTTGCCATCTTCTCTTGAATCTCTTCAAGGGTTCGGGCTGCTTGTGTAAACCCAAGGTCAAGATCAACCATGCCCATAGCCTCGTAAAATACGGTCATAGCTTCTTTGCCAAAAGCATTACGGAAAGTGTCGGCAATCGACTGAAGTTCGGAGGCCCAAGACTTCAGTAGCTTCTTGGCCTTACGCGATCCAAGGGATGGTAGGATATTTGCCCATGCCCTGTTCTTGGTCATTGCTCCCGTGTTCTTGGCAAGGTCGCGGGCGGCTTGCTGTCCTTTGGCTGTGGCTACAAAGAATTCCGCGCCATTGGTCTGATTGTTATTAAAGATGATGTTATTCCCGATTCGGATATACGCCTGTTTTTCAGCGGAATCCAGAGACTTAACGTCAATGACCTTCATGGAATCAATGAGCTTGCGCTGATCGGCTCTGAGTATTGTTGTGTCAACGCCCCTCAAAGCTTCTTTTACACCAGACGATTTTTCATTTAAGATCCCTTCGATGGCCTCGCGTTTGGCATAGCTTTCCAATGCATCCATGATGTCTTCGGCGTCCAAGAACCTCTGCAAATCGTTGACGCTAACTCCGTATTTTTCAGCCAGCTTTTCATTGTCTTCGACATCAAACTCGGCCTTCGCGGAAACAACCTCGTCTTCTGCCGCCGAAAGGTAGCTCTCCATTTCGGCATCGGGCACAACCACATAAGCCTCGGATACCACGGGCTTGAAGCTGCGGAGATAGTGGTTTACCACATCGGAAAACTCACGGGGATCGTTTAGAAGGTTGATTCCAACATTGCCAATAGCCTCCAAAACAAACCGCTGGGGTGCGGCAATAGAATCCCGCTTGGAAAGTTCTTTGGCCCTCTTCTGTGCGGCTTTGGCTTCACGCAAATCCGCATCGTAATTTGTGTTAGCCATAACCCTCTCGGCATAGGCCATAAAGTTCTCCATGGACTTCTCGCTAGTCCAGATGACTTTGGCTGCACGTTTGGCTAGGGCTTGGGCCTGCTTCGCCCGCATAGGCCCGCGCAACTCCAGAGCTTTGATGGCCTCTACTACGGCATCTGCGGTCTCCTGCTGGGCTTTCTTGGCCTCGCGGGTCTCCCGTGCTTTGAGTCGGATCTGCTCTTTGAGGGCGGTCTTCTCTGGGACTTGGAGGATGACGGGCTTAACTCGGACTCCCGTAGTGGCATCAATCACCCTTTGAAGGACAGTTCTTTTATTTTTGGGATCAACATCTTTCGGGATTTCCATGCCCTCTTGAAGTCCCTCCAAGGTTACCCCCGTCTCAGTTTCAAGGACGGCTTCGGCTATTTGCTGTTGCTTGTCGTATTGCTTGGCAATAGCATCAGCCACCTTCTTGGCATTGGCTGGCGTGAGGTTGGTATACTCCACCACCATGTCTTGGAGTTGGCGGGTATCTCCGCCCTGATCCATCCAGACAGAGGCTATCTCGCTGATCTTGTAGGTGGGTTTGTTTTCGGGGTTTGGCTTGCCCTCGGACGCCGTATCCACCTTGGCCATAGACTCCTTCATATTAGAAAGAGTAGATGCTTCGGGGCTTCCCTCGGAGAAGGTGGGGATGGCGTCTTCTCTGCGGGATTCACGGATAGAGTAGCGGATGTCGGGCGTTGTCTGCTGGAATCTTTCGGAGAGCGGGATGACATTGCCTTGATCGTCGTAGGTTACGGGGTTGGCGGATTTGATTTGATTTATATTTTTTACAACAGCCCATTGCGAACCATGCGGAAACGTCAGAATTGAAACATCATTTGTGTTTTCTTTTGGCCACTGAACCTGAGATCCCTCTAATGTCTTTGTAAGCTCTCTTGCTATACCTTCATCAGCCACTCCGCTTTGTGAAAAAACGTAATATCGTTTTGGTTCATCGTCTTTTGAATACCTTCTTGAAAGACTTTTCTTTTGCGCCAACCATAGTGGTCTTTTTATTCTTTCTGGTTCTGCTGATTCAGCGCGATACCAAGCGACACCTTTTAAAGGAGGATAAACTACGCTTCCATAGTCGGTATTATCGGCATTTGTTCCACGAACATCAATTCCATCAAATCCAAGTTCCTGCATTAAATATGTTGATGGAGTTCTAAATCCATCATTTTGATTCTGATTAAACATGCGTTCAATCCGAATCATAGCTTCGCGAATTTTCTGTTCGCTGTTTCCAGAAATTTGACGCCCTATCGCAATGTCTATTAAAGACAAAATTCTACGCCCATCGAATCTTGGTTCTTTAAATTTTAATTTTTGTTTTTTCCTTATTTCTTCATTAAAAATCCTTAATCTGTCGTGAAATTCCATTGCCAGTGATTCTGGCTTGGCCATATTTAATCCAGATAAATCTATATTTACAACTGGCCTTCCCTCTCTACCAAATCCAACTTCTTTTTTTCCAAGAAAATATGTTCCAGTTCCAAAATGACCAGTTCCCCTTCCGTCCATTCTCTTTAAAATTGTATCTCTAGCTGTTCCAGCATCTCCGTAATGGTAAGCCCCAGTGTCTTCAGATGTTATTACAGCCCTAATATTTGAGGGATCATTGGGTTCTATTGCGCCTGCTTGTTTAGCCACCGCATCCACCATCTTCTGTAATTCTTCCCTGTTGGATTCGGGGTTCTTCGCCAACTCCAAGAACCGCGCATTCTCTTCGGGTGTGACGAAAGCCCGACCCTCTCTAGCCTCTCCCTGCACATTGATAAATTTGTTGTATGCCTGTTTGAATTCGGCGTTGATCTCGGAGACATTGCGGGCCGCAATGTATTCGGCGGCTCGGCGTGTCAACTTATAGCCCAGCTTGTTGGCCCATGCCTCAACACGCGCCACAGCCCGTTCAAACCAGCGTCTGCCCCTCCATCCTTCGGCTAGTAGCTCGACGGCTCTAGCGGCTTCCTCGGCGGTTCTGGCCTTCTCTGCGTAGCCCAACCTAGTGATGGCATCATTGATTTCTTTTCTTTCTTTCGGGGTCAACCCCGCAACCAAACGATTAAGTGCTCCATCGGCATTGGCACTTTCTGCAATCTCATGGTTTAGGACTCGCTCTATAGCAGCATCGTCTTTTAAGGCTGCGGCGTTTAGCTCAATGGATACTACCTTCCCGTCTCGGATGATGGTGCGGCCCTCAAAGGAAGCATCGGGCTGATTAACCACCGATACGATCCCACCCCGCCCAAATCCCAAAGACTCCAGCTTGGTCGCTACTGCTTCTGGCTCCATGCCAGCAGGGCGCGGCATCTCAATCCTCTTATACCTTATATCTTCTTCTGTGGGCTGGAAGCGTTGGCTGGGAGGGATGATGTTGCCGCGATTGTCGCGAGTAATAGCATCTGCCGATTTAACTTGAGACGGCTTAAATACAACCGTGGCGTAGTCGCCAATAATAATTGCTGTCGCCTTATTTCTTTCTCGGAAAATTCTAATCCAATCTTTTGGCTTACCAGAATTTTGCCACTCTTTAACCTGTTCTGGGGTTAATGTTATTGGATTGCTTCCTAGATCAGCATACGCATTAATGACTGTGGTTGGATATTCTCCAGAGCTAGGAGTTGCCATCTTCTTGTCAAAGGCCAACCAGATTCCAGTGAGTTTTTTCCTAAACCTATTGATTACCGAAGCTTCTGTTCCGTGAAAAAGCGGAAGAACTTGGTAGCCACCCCGCCTAGCCGCTTCATCCACAATGCGCTGTTGAGTTTCGGTGTCGCCGCGATCCACCGCATCCAGATACTCTCTGTCTTGTTGGGTAATTGGAGCGGGTTCCCTGCGGGATTCTCTTACTTCGGGGGCGGGGGACGGGGTTCGGCCTCCAGCCAGAAGAAGGTCTCCTTCTGTAGCCAACTCAAATGCTGATCTGGAAACAACGTCCAGCACAGATCCAGCTTTCACTTCAATGCCTAGGATTCGGGCGATGGCGTCAATGATCGTTTGCCAGACAGTCTTGCCTCCCTCCATCTCAATCTCGTTGAGGGCTTTTTGGAATTCGGGGTTGCTCAGTGCTTCGGAAAGGAACTCATCAATATTCCCAAGACCGTATTCAAATCCGTATTCGACAACCGCATCGGGATCGTTGGCAACGGGAGGCTTTTTATCCATTATCTGCCAAGATAGGCTTCCGTTGGACTGGTCAAATCCTTTACCGCGCAACTTGCGTTTTGATGGGTGGAGTCCAACCTCTTCTTTCGGAATTGTTATCTTTTCCAAATCTGACTGCGCGACAACCACATCATATCGATTGCCGTCTTGTCGCTTTACATCAACTTCGGTTATGCCGCTTTCTTTGAGGTATTTGAGGACTCTTTTGACGTTCGTCATTCCCTCGACCTCAAACATCCTGCCGCCTTCGCGCTGGGCCTTGGTTGGATTTTGAACTCTGCCAATAACCCCCTTATAGACAGAACTTCTCCAAATTGTTCCGCCTCTACTTCCACGAAACGGGCCTTCACCCCACAAGGTTTCAGCAGCACCCATCTTTTCCGCTGCCAAGACGTATCCGCGAATGATGTCGCGAAGCGGCTTCGGAAGCGTTTTATCAGCGATGGCTTTGTCTAGTGCTTTCTTGTATCGCTTGCCACGCAAGTTGTCGGACGATATTTCTTTGGGAAGTTTGTAAACCAGTATTGCATGGATGATCTCATGCAGTGTTATGCGGACATCAGCAGCTTGGTTCGGATGCATCCGTATTGTTCTGTCCGCTGTTTCGTAGAACGATCTCCCCTTCAACCTTCCCTTATCTCTAGCGGGCGTTGTTCTGGTAAACCTTGTGATGTCTATAGCAAAGTTTATTTCTGGATTTGTTTTCGCCGCATCCAGAATGGTTTGAGCCAATTGTGCGTATGGGGTGTTGCCTTTCGCTATAACCTCCAATACTTGAATTGCCCTTGAAGAAGGGCGCCCCTTCTCTGTCAGGGAAAGATTGGCAACGGCTTCGTCCGTATATTTAGTTTTTGTTGTGGGGGGAGTTATGGGTTCTTCTGGCTCAACAGCAGCTTCCGTTGGCTTCACTTGAGGCACAAGATTCTCCTGTGCTTTCGCCGCATCCTCGTTGATGACCAAGATGTGTTTGACGGGGCCAGCATCGGTATCGTGCATCATTGCCACCGCATCGTATCCATTCTTGCGTAGCCATTGGGCAAACAGAGAGCCACGCACATCTTCTTTTGTCCTCTCGGAAAGTCCGCGCTGGATCAAAGCCGCTCTCGTCCTGTCCATATCGTTGCGGAAGTATTGCCATGTGGGCTGTTTGTCATCGGGGTCTCCGACAATATCCAGTCCGTAGCGATTCACTTCATTAGTTACCTCCCTCGGCACATCTTTCCATTTCCAGTTTTCTGGCAGGGTGTAGCCCATCTCTTTGGCGACCAACTCATACATTTTGGCGAAGTCGGCAGTAGTGCCCATTTCAGTGATGTCGAAAACCTTGCGGGGGCGAATCTTCTTGGAGACTACTTGACCTTCAGTGCGGGGGTCGAAGCCGTGTAGACTCTGAAACATTTTCATTCCCTCTTCTTCACCGAATCGGTCTTGATAGTCTTTTAGAATTCGGGCATCCCGCTCCAGATATGCCCTAGCATCCTGCTCACTTGTGCTGTAGTAGGTGAACGGGGCAAGAGCCACATCATCTGGCAGTCCAACCAGTTCGCCAAAATCCCGAATCCCAGCAAGCTGTCTTCCCCCTTCAAGAGCGGGTAGTTCACCACGATACACTGTTACCTCTTCGCCAACCTCCTGTGGTGCGGGTTTCGGGCGATACACCATAGGAATTCCCATTGTTTTTGTCGGGCCTTCGGGGTCGCGCTCCCATCCAAGAGTCTTATAGAAGTTAAAGAGTTCCCTTGGCGTCATGTATCCCTGTTCGCGTATCTCTTGAGGAGTGCGATATTGTCTGTCTGCTGGCGCGGTTAAGGCTTCTCCCTTGAGTGTGACATTGTTTTCATCAGCCCAGCGGAGCATGTTAGTCATTGCTTCGCGCCCGATACCCTGACGGCGTTCTTCTCGCGGAACCCTGAATGATTCCAAATATAAAGTATTCTCGTCAGACTTGGTGGTATCGATATCAAACCTGACGGGAACACCCCGAACATCCATCTCAAATGATTTAAACTCTGGTAGCTCCGCAAGATCTTCGCGTTCTTTTGGTTGAACAATTTGAGATAGTTTCGCCTCTGCTGTAGTTGGCTCTCCAGCGGCGACCTCTTGCGGAGCGGGCGGCACATAGATATCTCCATCCAGTGTCCAGCCTGCTGGCATACGCACACCTGTTCCTACCTGATCTACCCCGATACGAAGACCCTTCGCGATGGCTTCGGCTACTACTTCGTTTGCTCCTGTGTCGATCTGGATCTTTCGGGCTTCGG